GTTGTTCCGCGTATCTTAATAGATCCCATACCAGTAACTGGAAACTTATCGCGGTGGGAGGATATAGATAACGTAGCTAAGTTACCAAGTTTATATGTCTTCTTGGTAGGCAGGGTTACGTATGCGACCATATCTACGGCTGAGAATAGTTTAGGCGAGCCGAGTTGCTGGTCCTTTGAGCTGGCCTCAGGAAACAGAGGAGCGTTCGCGGAGGTGTAAACTTCCTCTGTTTCCCAGGCACGGCTGTATTGAAACTCGTTATTTAAGGTAGACACTTATCCCAGATATATATATTACGTTACTGACGAAGGAAGGGCAAAGACTGTATTGGGATTATCCTTATCATGCCGATCAAGCGGAAGAATATCCAGAGCCACATATGTAGCGGCCATTTCAGAGTTCACGTCATCCAGCGTCCAACCGTATGCTTCGTTACCTAACCGTACACCAAACAATCCGAATGAAGAAACAGCTTGGTCTTCACTGACAAAGGTTACAGTAATATCAAACGGAGGAATCTGATCGCTAAACCGAAGAGGTCTAGCCCCTACTAAGTTTTTCACGGTCTTCATTTGGGCGTTAAGCTTATCCACCCATTCGTTACCAATTTCCGCAAGTTTAGGATTAGTTGAAGACTTACCAAATACATCGTCTACTGTTACTGGAACAATGTAATCTTTACCATCCCACAAGTCTTCTATTTTACGTTTATCACGAAATGCTTGGGCGGCCTTTAGAAGAGCGTGGCGGTCGAACTGGGTGAATACGATATTTCCAGAGATCGCACGCTTACCCTTTATGAAGTTAGCGGGGCCGACTCTTCCTGCTATGTACACTGGAACGAGTTCGCGAACAATGGATACCGTTAATCCCTGAATAGCAGCTACTCGCCTATGCCCCATATAAACAACCATATCGCAACCTGAATACGCTGCGAACTCTTCGGTCGTTTCTTCGAGGGCCTTTACTTTTGATCGTTCGAATACATTAGACATTTTGCTATCTCCTGTTTATGTCCGAGGTAGGGGGCCCGAAAAACGGGCCCCAACTACTTAGTAGCTGACGGACACATCAACTAGAATGTACTTAATCTGTAGTGCAGGTCGCAGCTTCAGAGTTACAGTTACTTTAGTGAAGGTACTATCTATCTGGTCCGATGTAATTGCAAAGTCATAGCCAACCTTATCATCGCCAAGTAATGCACCGGCTTCTGACAGTTTACTCAGTTCAGATCTAACCTGCGTCTGCATTGCCATCAGAGCTTCGACCGAGGACGACTCGCCAAGATACGGATAAAGAACATCCTTTACCATCGACACAGCGAGGTTAACGATACGGAATATCTGCAGGGTTTTATAATCGCTGGTCCGCAGAGCGCAGGTGTTATCCTGAATGACTATAGGAAGACCACGGAGAGGATTAGTACGTATTACTACGTATCCACCACCACCCGCAGCATTGGTTGACTCATCGTACCCTACACCCTGAACGAGTTGTTCAAGTGTTGCCTTCGGGAAGTTGCCAAGCAGTGAACCAGTAGAACCAAGAGGTTTGTTAGAAGTGGCCCGATGAGATGGTAGGTTAGTAATCATACCTGCGTATACAGCCGCACCGTTTGTGTAGTACCTGCCGCGCTCTTTGCTTGACAGCACAACATCCGGTCCAGCAACTACTGAGATATATCGACCAATGTCCACATTCTGACCGGAGTTTGCATCAACATAAGTAAATCCGGTGCTCATAAAGTACCCGAACTTTATTCGGCGCTCAACTTCATTACCGTAGTAGCCTGAAGCAGTAGCGAGTAGAGAACCGTCTGCATACGCCTTCAGTTCAGTGGGTGTACTCTTTCCGATTGGACGTAGACCAAGAACACCGTGACATGGTAGAGTTTCGTACGTAGTCTTGTGTAAGAATTCCGCAAAAGCCTGGGCTATAGTAGTAGTTGTATTTGAGGCCACCTGATCGTCCGCCCAGATTCCAGTTAGTAAGCAGACATTAAACTCTCTATCTACCAGGTTATCAAACGTACCATTAGATTCCGTAAGTTTGGTGTAGTAGCCAACCTTGCTTGAGTAGTAATCTTCCTGCGGGGCTTCTGTTCCGTTGGTACCACCTGCGAATGTACCACTTGCTGAAGCAGTAAGTACTGAGGTATAGAGCGAACCTGAGACAGCACCTACACTGAAGATAACAGTACGGTTGCGGGAGTCAGAGTTTAACAGGTCGCACAGTTCTTGCAGAGTAGTGGAAGTATCAGATACTGTCAATCCTATTATACCACCTTTAACTGCAGGTTGACCTATAGTTACAGTCGTGTTAGTGGACGCCCTGGTAACTCCTACTACAACACCATTATAAATCCTACCTGGGGCTATAGCGGTTAGGGTGAGCGCCACATTCCCTGATGCTGTTTGGGTAGCCGTCGCCAGAGTACCACCGGAGCGTACCAGGACAACGTTGCCTGCGCCTCCGATTAGTGCTTCATACAGACCATTAACAAGTGAGTTATATGCCCACTTCCCACTCTCCGTAGTGGAAACAGGATCTACATATCCCTTGGTGTAGGTTAGTGGGCCGAAAACAGCCTCTGCTTCAGTAAGACTCCGAATGCGGATAGGGGTGTTTACGGGACCATCTAGAGCGTTACCTATGATAAGCAGACGTTCTGTCGTTGGTTCAGGGGTTATTGCAACTAAACCACCGTCACGAATAGTTGTCCTGAAACCTGGGAGTTGCTGGTTTGCCATTGTTGTTCTCCTGTGCGCCTAGTGGCGCGAACTGGGTCAAGAAGTTGCGGACCTTGGCGGGTCAGCCACCTCAACCGAAGTTGATTCATCAGAATAGGTGTACGTTACATAATACTTCTCAGTTGGTTGTGGGTGTTTGGCGCCTGAAATCCACGAGATTCTACCTTCGCCGAGTGTTAAATCTACCTCAAACACAAAGTCAACATTCTCAAAGTAACATCCGCTGCTGGCCGTACTGGTTACGGGAACTATATCCACCGCGAGGATTGAACTTACCCACGAGTTGGCTAAAGCATCATATGTTTGCCCTGCAACAGTAGATCTGGTAACCTCTTCGTTTGTAACTAAGATATCCCCCGCAATCGGGCGTATCCAGATACTCTTGAAGGATGGTAGTTGCCTTGTATATCTCTTATCTAGAATGCAACGATATCGCAGTGTCCTTCGGCAGAGTTGCTGAGAAAAGGTGGCCTGTGTTTCAGTATCTATTAGTTGTTCATCAAAAAACCAGTCTATAACCCCAGCCGATTTTAGTGTGGAGGTTATCTGGAACATAAGGTCTTCAAACTGTACTACCAGGTCATTAGCCGTATTATTATCAGTTGCGAATATATCGAACTGGTAGATTACGGTATGCCACTGCCCCCAGACATCAATATAAGCATCAGGATTAGCAGCACTTCTAGTGGCTGTTCTGGCTCTGGGTTTAAGGGTTTCAAGTCCCTCTCTTCCTGGTATTCTTCTATATACTTTCCAGACTATTCTGGGCCCGCCGATCATTTTTTCAGTTGGGAATGCCTGAGTAAACTCTACTCTTTTTGGGCCCCACGAATTTTCCAGTACATCCCAGATCAATAAGGGTACAGTATATACGCTAATAGGGCTATGGTATTTTGGATCAAAGTGTCTCTCTGCCTGGGTTTTCATTTATTTGTATACCGAGTATTATTTACTTGTTTGTTACTACATCAAAGGATATAGTTTGGACTTCACCGACCACCAGAACAGTAATTTTTACTGTTAGTGTATACTCGCTGAGATAGCATTCATAAGATAGCTCTCTTACATTTTCTATACCTTCCAGCGCGTCCCCTACTATTCCCTCCGCAGTTTTGATATCTATAGAAGGCTCCCCGATATACCTATCAAGTGCGCTCCATAATCTACTTACTATATCATGTAATACTTTAACTGCTACAGCACTTCTTCCGCCCGTTGGGTAGGACCTGAAGAACCCTATACCAGTTTGGATAAACCTGGTCGCTACTGCATACTTACTTCCAAGATTTGATAACTGGGCGGCGGTCCATGTCGGAGATGTATCTATTAATCCCGTTGGTTTGTGCGTAGGCGGTGTTGAATAAAGATCGAACACACCGGCAAAAACTGGAGCAAGAGAGGTCCAGTATAGATAGTCTGAATCCTGTGCTATCTGTCTTCCCCACCCAGCCGTGTATATAAGTTGGTTGGATGTAAACGGTAAAGCGTTTAAGTATGACTCGTAAACACCCTGATCCCAAGCCTTATACTCCACCGGCGACCCCACCACGATGCACGTAGAGTTAGTCTGACTCTCTACGTAAGAGACAGCAGAGGATACTATCCCAGAAGTTGCACCACCACACAATACGACTAACCCTACTCCACTGAGATCTATATTACTAAGAGCAGCGAGTATACTTTCCTCAGTAAACGAAGCGTCAGTTCCACCGGTTAATGCCCACGTCCCTACTGGTAAATCAAAAGTATTGGACGGTGGCATACTAACTTCTACTGCATGTTTACCACGTCCGGATTCATGATTGAACTTCGCTACAAAGTCAGAAGTTGTTGTTACGGTATAACTAACAGTTGCGTGCTTTGCAGCGTGGGGAGTAGTTACTGTTAAAGTAGCGCCGTCATAAGATATAGAGATATCATTATATCTCGTTCCACAATACTTTGCAGTAAAGGATATACCACCTATCTGGGCAGAGGCTTTTACGCCAGATAATCTCCAAACAAGGGGCATCGGCGCCCCAGTTTTAAGAAAAGCATTCAGTCCAGGTAGTAATGAATTTTCAGGATGTTCTCGTACATATCTAAAAGCATATGTTCCGCTTGTTCCTGGGCTGCCAAAACTGAAGGTAACTGAGTCAAGGCTTGGAAGATATAGCGGATTTGAGTATAGTCTATTATTCAATACCTGGTAGATATACCACTCATTGGAGTTTGCTATATTTTGGAGTACTGTGGACGTACCAGAGGCAGAAATAGTGTGTATCTCCTGGGTCCACCACCCAAAGATTTCCTGTGCTTCTTGCCAGGATTCTGGCTGTACTGCAACCCCTGCGGGGCCATCATCAGCCAATCCTATTAAGAGTACATCAGCAAACTTCAATTTACTACCTTCTCCGTCCAGGTTCTTTGAACAGTTAGTAACCAGTTCTCCAGGTTCTTACCGTCAAAGTTATATGGTATTGCACCAACCGCAAAATAAGTTACCTCATCTTCCATCATCGCTACAGCATCGTCCACTCTGTGAACTTTTATAACGTTAACCGGCCTCCCTATACTTTCGATGTAGGGGATACTAACATCCCACTCTACTTCGAGATATAAGTCTCCTGCTCTTGGGTAGTAGTACCTTGGGGTATAGATTATCACCTGGTACTTTGACATATACCCAGGGTCCATAAGTTGTTCTTGAGTACTTTTAGCGTTTAATACTCGTCTGCATTTATGCTTCTCATACTGGACTTTGTAACCAGTACCAAAACAGGTGCTACAATCTGGACTTGGTGATTTAGTGTCGCTTAGAAAACAATCTCCATGCGGATATTTTAAGTTCCTCCGCACATAAATTAAGAAGTGTGGATGGTCGTTTATTAAGTCGTTAAACCCGGATCGCATCTTGCGACGTGATACGAGGCCGAATCTGTCTGATCCGGAAGTAGTGGTCAGCCTGAACGGATCTGTCATAACTAAAAATCTCTAATGAGATGTTGGAACGAATTATCCGCATACTTAAAACTAGGATCCCAGTTTGCGCTCTTTACTACCGGGCGTGGTCGGGCTCTTCGTAGTGAGAATTGTGAGAACCAGTACTGTGCTTCTTGTTCCTCTTTCTTTCTAGCCGCCTGGATAGCACCAAGAACAGCAGATCCTCTTTGCTCAGTATAATCACCAAGTTTACGTAATCTATCAGCATCTTCCAGCAGCTCATAGAACCGCATGGTAAGCAGTTTGGCCGCCGTTTTGTGCTCCATCCACCGTAACATCGGGGCGGTCAGGGTAATAGCATCGGTTCTTATGGAATCTTCTGATGGGTCCTGATCTGTATAAGTCAGAACATATCTGTTTAACTCCAGACTTGTTCTATAAAGGTAGAAGTTTAGCAGATCATCCGGATAATCTACCAAAAACGATCCAAAATCTGCGCGAAGAACTATCGCTGCAACATATAATGGTGAGTATGTAGAAGTAAAGTAGGTGGTTACCTTCTCTGACAGTGCATTACCAGATGTATCAGCAAGAGTAGTAGAAAAAGTTATGGTGTATTTATTATTCTGTACTATTGCGTCGTTAACTGTAATAGTAACTGTACTATCAGTACATGTAGCAGTAATTGAAACGGCTGTCTGGGCAGAAGATGGGTAGCCATCTACTGATTCTCTGACCATAGAAACGGCGCCAAGAGTAGAAGAGTTTACAGTCCCTGAGAACATAAACCATAAACTGGGAAATGTAGTCTGGTGTGAAAGCCCGTCGTCTATACTTCCCACATCGAGGTGGAAAGAATCTGCTTCTGCATAGGTTTGCTGAACAGACAGACTTGGCTGAAGAGATGTCCCAAGGTAGAAGGTTCTGACCTCGGACCAATCGCCATAATAAGTAATACTACCAGATACTAACTCAGCGCGAACTCTCCAATAATAAGAAGTGTCCTGGGTTAGCGCTGTTCCCGGCATACCGGTGCAGGCTATAGAAGTAGTTTCCCAACCACTCTCACCGATAGTATTAAAACCTGTACTTGTATCAACCTGTACGTGGTAATTTAAAATCTGGTCGGTAGTATAGGTTATTGGGTACCACTGAAACGTTGGGTTAGTAGTGTGGGATGTATCGTTTCCCGGCAGCATCAGTACCGGAGCAGGTATGTCGTTTGCAGTTACCTTAAAAACGAATACATGGTTAAATTGCATGGTACGCCCATCAAACGATGGGATACCACGCATAACCGTTACTCTGTAGTAGTTACCTTCAGTTAGTGCAGTAGCCGGTTTGAAACTTAGAACTCGATTAGCGTAATCAACATACTCAACCGCAATTGTACTCTCGGTTACTTCCTCCGTAAGTATAATGAATCCAGCAAGTTTTGCATCAGTATTAATCTGGGACGAATCCAGATCAACGCTGAAACGTATCTCAATAAGAGGTAGTGAATCTACCTCTTCGGTTTCGATATTAGGTTCATAGCCTACAACCGTAGGAAAGAATGAAGATAAATTCATATTTTATGTTGGGGGGTGCTTGGCACCCCCCGTACTAATAGACAACTTCTAATTGATAAATCAATTAGGAAGGTGTGACAGAAGCAATGACCTGATGTGGAGCCCAGTTCTGATCAACACGGACATTCTTGATAACACAGATACCCTTACCAGCATTAAGAACACCAACGCCGTACCGCTCGTTAACCTTCATGTTCTGGATATCGCGCGACGGATCGCGGAAATCTTCAACACCCATTGGTGTGCGCTGAAGAACGAGACAAGCATTGTTTCGGTCAAGGATATACATATCAGTAATACCGCAGGCAGTAAGACCGGAAGCCTGGCTTGAAGTCAGTGTATTACTGGCATTGTAAGGAATGAACGGGGAGATCTGGTAGTTGATAGCCCATGGCAGGTTCATCTGCTGGTTGAAGTTAGGAACGGCTGTCCAACCACCCTGACCAAGCGCACCCTGGTGGTAGGCAATATTGCGAAGAACAGGATCCTTTGCAATTATCGGCCAGGACATAGCATGAACTACGATATCGGTAGGAATATACTCATGAGCAACAAGGGTACCCATGGTATCAATCAGATCGTCGAAGGTAACGGTGAAGTTGCGGGTTTGGGCATACGCCTTACCACCAGTCCACGAAGCAGTAGATTCCAGGTTGTTGTCGAATACTACGTGACCATAGGTCGAGAACTCTGTAAAGATCTTCTCTTCCTTAAGCCTCATCATTGCAAAACCAGCGGCTTCGACATACAGGGCAAGGATATCCCACATACTATCCTGAACTACTTCATCAGTAACTCCGACAATCAGACCGGTCTTACCGACCTTGATTTCCGTATGGTTTTCGGTGAAGCTTGCGTATTGTTCCTTGTACTTCCCACCTTCAGAAACATCGAAAGCTCGCAAAGCGCCCATAGCAGGGAACTGGAATATTGGTACATCGACATTAATCGTACGCGATAGGAGCGACTGTCCTATCATAAGGGGCTCGCGTGGGCGAAGTAGAACATCGCTAAACACGCGGGGGAAGAGAATGCTGGCGTCGGCAGACATTAACGCTTCAGACATAGCCAGCCGTGGTCCATAGATCGGAGCATTGCGGCTCATTAAAGCTTCGAGAATAGCTACATTCTTTGCGAACGCTTCTGGTGTAGTATCGAAGCCTTTCAGGATTTCCGCCTGGGCACTCTCCTGGTACTTTGAGTAGACTTCACTGAATGGTGTTGACATCTTCTTATATCTCCTGTTTACGTGGGGGCGCTAAGCGCCCCCGTTTCGTCTTTACTAATCCTTACGGATTAATAGATAAGGCACCTTAGAGAACCGACGCAGCCGGAAACTTCCAGACTGCCAGGTGTTCCAGGAACGCCAGTATACTGACCGTCGGTAAGACCAGGAATACCCTGACCCCACGCTTTACCCTGGCGATACGAAGTCTCGTAGTAGTAACTAACGGTAACTGAGGAAACAGTAACGTTACTCGGGAACCTCAGATAGCCAGTAAGTGAGTCAATGGTATACCATGCACCACGGGTATAGTCTGTGTATGGTAGAGACGCGGCAGACATCTCAGTAGAAGTCAGTGTAGTTACGGTACCATCCCTACCAACAAGCGAGCCGGTAACTGTAACAGTGATGGGTTTCCATGCAGCAACCGGGTAGTAAGCAAGCCGATATACGCCAGTAGAAACAGCAGCCGGAGTTTCCGTGGATACGGATGTAACAGGTACACGAGTAATCATTGAAGCGGTCATAGGATCGCTCATATCCACAGTAACCCACTTCAACCAGCCGCTGAGTTCATGAGATGTAGTAATAGGCTCAATGCGAATTACTTCACCAGCAATCATTTCTGGACCCTGACCATAAGTATAGAGAACATCCGTAACCTGGTTGCCAAAAGTCGCGATCCAGGTATCGGTACCAGTATCCCAGGCTGGAGTGCAGCTAGCGCCGGAGGCGAGTACAGTACCGGCGTTCCATGCCATAAGAATAACCGGGGTAAAGGCAGGAAGTGCAGCAGAGGTTAGCGTACAAGCAACATTAGCACTCTGGTTCTTATGGTATACAGTCTTACCGATCCACTTTACAATCTTACCAACGTCATTAGGAGTCTGAACAGTAGAGTCTGTGTCGCCAAAATAAGCAGTAACAGGCATACCACCAGCTAGAGCGCCGTAGGCAGCGTTAACTGCGGCAACGTAAGGAACCTCAATAACACAAGCGCGGGACAGTAACGGAGCCCACTGAGCCTTATTAGGTGCCTTCTGGTAGAAGTTAGTCCGCGCAAAACCGCTGGGCTTAACAGTCACACCATCAGCAAGGGTTAGCTTGGCGCGAGTTGTAACCGAAACGCTATCAGGATAGATACCAATAAGCCTTCCAGCAGGGATTACGATAAGGTCTGAAGTACGCCGAGGGTCGTTCCCCAGCGCAGGAAGAAGATCATAAACTTCCCATTCTTCGAACGGTTCGCCAACGCCCTCTGAAACTACGACGCCTGGATTCCACCGCTCGGTAGCTGAAACCTGTGATCCAATGTACGGCATTTTGTGTCTCCCTTCTCAGGCTACTTAGAGCTTGAGATATTGACAGCAGTTGGGGTTAGCCCCTTATAGATTTCTGCTGCCCTCTTGTTGAGTTTCTGAATGTCCATGCCCGTTAAGGATCTTATCGGGTCATGCGGTACTTCATCTGCGTCTTCTTCTAGATCTGTAGGCTGTGTAACGAAACCATACTTAGAAACATCTCTTCCATCACCAGATTTTAGTTGGTACTCCTGGATAATAGTTGGGTTCTCAACCTTTTCTACTTCTTTAACATCCAAACTATCAAGAGATTCGTTGGCTTCTGACTTATTATCTTCGGTATTCTGGGTGGGCTGTTCTGGTGTCAGTTCATTTAGTTCACTACGAAGATCATTGATCGTATCTTCCAGTGATTCCTTGGACCGACCCTTTAGCATTTCGCATAGTTCATTAACTGTCTTGTCTTTCGCTGATACGCGCCCGGTTGTTTTCATTAACAGAGCCGCCGTAAGTGCCAGGTTTTCGGTGTATCTCTGGGAGAGGGTATCCTGTAGGGCTGATACTTCGTCTTCTTTAACTTCTGATTCGGGCTCAGTTTTTACAGGCTCTTCTGTCTGTTCAGTCTTTACTGGTTCTTCTGTCTTTACTGGTTCCTTTACTTCTGGTAGAATCTTGACTTCAGGTTTTTCGTAGTCAAGTTTTTCAGTTACCGGGTTTTCAGTAGACTCTTCTACAGTTAGTTTTGACGCTTCAGTATCGATTGTCTTTTCAGTTTCATTAGAAACTTCTTCTTTTACCATATCGGTACTCGTGAGTTCTTCGCTCATAGAGACCTCCAGAATGTACGCTTCCATAGCTTCGATTATTGAATAGAGCAATGGATACGTACTTTTATCTAGCGGGACCGTTACAGGATCACCGCACTCCACTTCCTTCAGAGCATCTGGTCGTGGTAGTTTGTTGTCGTCGCAATACTTTGCAAGTGCGGAGCACATATTCTTCTTCTGCTCTTCGATGAAGTTGCTGGTTTGTATTGCTTCCAGTGCATCATTAACTCGATTATCTATAATAGGAAATACTGGGAATTCCACCGCATTTGTAATATCTACTAGATAACCAGGCGCGGAGAGTTTATCACCCCTCTTTCTAAACGCGGCTGCTTTTCTTAGTAGACAGGACTTAATCTTTGCTTTGTTACCAGGACCTTTATATCTTCCCAGCATGCGCAAGCCTTGAATTGCGTGGGTCAAGTCGTTGGCGGGAAACGATCTGGAGGGTCCGCAGAAGGCGCTATCTGGTAGAGCATCTCTCTTCTTCTTAGTTAGTTTAGCCTCTTCTTCGCTATCAGTATCAGGCTCATTGTAGTCTGGGTCATCATCCCCCAGCCCGTATAAATCACCTAATGTGCAGGGTTCGTCGTCCCCTTCAGCAGATTCTATTAGTTTAGTAGTATATTCCTGTATACTCGCGTATTCTTGGAGGGTACCATCCAGTATAAATTCTCCTAGATTAGTTTTTCTACCGCCGAAAATACGGAACGACTCTGTTACACCTTCAGTATTGGGATTAACTACCATAGCCTCATCATCACTGGGGACTGTTACAAAACTCAACTCCTCAAACTGGAGCGGGCCAATCTCCCAGTAGCACATCTTCTCCTTACCTTTTACTTCGTACATCTGCCCCTTGATATGGTCACACATCGCTTCGGCAATATTAACTTTACATATCGAACAGCGTACCTCGTCTGCTTCTATCCCAATGGAAACGGTAAGAAACCGTCCGGTCAGGATTCTTTCTATGGCATCCTTATCCGTTATCTCCGGGACTACGGAAACATAGGCCGGTAGTTTTCTGGTCTTCTCTACTACTTTAGCGTACTTAACTCTTCCGTAAATTTCACTACTTGCCCCGCCGAAAAATCCACCGCCGGTTGCGTGGTCCTTGATAATCGGCTTCGCGTAAGGGTAAAGCCAGGAAACAACTCCACGGTTAGTTTTCGAGTCACCACGAAGAAACTCTACAGGGTAGAAGGTTCTATTGCGCGTAACCTTGTCAGCAGTGATTGCTCTGATTTCTGGGTAGAGAACATCCGGGGTGTCACCACTAAGTGCTTCTTCAAGTTTACCGACTATGGCCTGCTCAGGGCTCGAAAACGTTACAGTTTCAATTAGTCTCATTCCCTACTCCCCCGATGGTTGCCACGTAACTATTTTTTGCTTTTGTAAACGGGCACTCGTTCGTTCCAAATAACTTACAACCTTTTGATACGACCGTTGGGTCTATCTGGACCATTATTTCTTTTAGTCTGGTTAGTTCGTCTCTTACTTGTTCAAGTTGAATAGTCAGTTCTACATTCCTTCGTTCTGCCGCGATTAACTTCTGATTTAAAAGTTGGATCTCAGCATAGGCTACAGTACGCTCTTCTTTTGCTTCCTTAAGTTCGGACATTATCTGCTCAGTCAGGACCTTTCTGTCATCCATCTCTTTGATGTGTACAGAAGCGTCTGCTTTCTTTGCATCCTCATATCTCTTATATCTCTGGTTCAGGACAATAAGAAGAACTCCGTTAACTGCTGAAAAGACTAGAGGAAACCACTCTGATACGCTCACGTTTCTATTCCTCCATATTAGGAGTTATCCTAAGATAAACTGCAGCAGTGGTAATCACGGCTGGTAGAAATACTGCAAGAGCCGTAGATGGCTTTATCATTGCAGCAACTGCACCGCAGGAGAAGAATAGAAACCCCAACATAGCGCCAAGTTTTCTACATTTTTGCCTTTTTACATCTCCATTCCCAAGCAATCCGTAGAGTATGAGATAACTGCTGAGTAGCGCTACAAATCCAAAGATATATGAGCAGCAGGATAGGGCGCTAATCTTGTGGAGGATTGTAGACATCCCTGGGATAAACAGAAAGGCTCCGTAAAGTAGTAATACTAAACCAATAAACAATTCATAGAGTTTGGTATCGTATTTGTAAACTGCATCATAGAAGAGATGTTCGACTCTGCTGAGCCAGTTACGAAAGGCTGTCATTTCTATCTCCTTCCAGCAAGGCAAGAATGACTACTCTCTCGTTGGCTAATCTGGCGTTTACTTTTGCAATGGCCTCATTACAATCCTGGCTTTCCTTTATATCGTTATACAGGGTATTAGCCAGCGGTGTAGCCATATACTCAGGAATAAGTACTCTAAGTGTATTGGAAATATCTGCTACTGTTAGCCTGTCTTCAAATACAGACGGAACCAGTAAAAGTACTTTTTCACAGGTCTCTGTAAAATAATCAACATCACGAGTGAGGCTTTGCGTCTTCTTACCGCCAGTCTTCGGCGTGTGCTGGTTACTTGGTGGCGAGGCATCCCCGCCCTGACCTGCGATACTATCTTTCTTTGGTTTATCTTTTGTAGCGATCGCGAGGTTATTATCAAATACTTTCTTTAAGTCAGCATCAGGTATCAGTATTGGGTCAACCCCATGTTTCGCGGCAACTACCTGTGGGATCTGTACCTGGTGTACATAATAATCTTCCCAACTTGGTGCGCCTATTGGAAGCCGTGCTAGTTTTCTAAACTCTTCCGCGCCGATTCCGTTCATTGACCACATATTCAAGTAGTGAGTCTGTTCCTTTATTCGGCGGTCTATTTCTATCTCATTCCAGGTGAAGATTACTGCATCTTCTTCATTCAGTACAGGATTATATCCACCTTCCATAAGCAGTTCATTAATTATGTAGTGGGTAATATACTGGGAAAGAAGGTAGTGAAAAATGCGCGCTTTGTTGTGCATCTGCAAAGTAAGGCTTTCAGCTGTTCCTATTGCCGCACTTTCTGCTTCACCCATTGCCAGCGCGGACATTCCCAGTCCTGAGAATATACGCTGCTTGAAAAGTTTTACATACCCTTCCGCACGGATTGCCTGACTCTCCGCTCCTATTACATTTATCTTATGGCCAGGTGGGGTAATGATATACCCATCAACTGCCATAGTAGTCAGTGCATTCGCGGCGTCATCAATATCTTCCTGTCTACCTTCACCGGTTCCAGTAACATCTGGGACTTCCTGATGGATAAGTGGGTTCAGGTGTTTGTAGATTAGCTTCAGGATACTCTCTTCGATTTGACGAAGGGCCCTGACATCCTCAATAACAGGAAGGAGGAATGGGGTTCCCCAGACTTCACTGGGCTCTCTGCAATAGGTGAAGTGTAAAACATCCCCGGCGTTAAACGTCTTCTCTTTACCGTTTGCCTTTTGTCTCCAGCTCCGAACGTTTCCATCTTTATCGGAGTCAGGACTGAGCTGGGAAACTGGCAGAGGGAAGTACGCGCCGATTGGAGGTTTACCATTCAACCCGACTATCTTACCGTTTGTAGCTTTTTGAAGATATGGTGATCGGCGAAGAACCAGGAAACTGTTTCCATATTTTACAAAGTCGCGAACTATGTTAGTTACTACCAGTTCCCAGGGTTCAGATGGGTCTGACATATATCCCATGAGTTTGAACCGCTTTGTAAGATATTCAACAGGATCGTCTCTTCCTACCAGTCTCCAACCTTCTTTAAGTAAAAGTTCTACGTACTTATCTACGCCTTGGTGGATATGGCCGTCGGTTAGATACCCAACCTGGACGCTATTTATATCAAAAGGTATGGACTTTAAGGCTCTACTTGGTGTGTCGTACTTTCTGGCAAGGTCTTTTATAATAGGGTTGATGACGCGCCCAAGGTCCAACGCGCGCCGAAGCCTATTGTGCGAACTATACGGAAGGGATATTCCGGTTTGTGGTGTTACCTCATCCTTATGGATTATCATGTATCTAATAACTCAGAAAGTTTTAATTTCAAGCTTTCCTCATCAACCGGATCACCCCATTTAACACTAAGATAGTGAAACCCGAACTCTTTACATTTAACTTCTACAGTTGATGCAATTCTATTTGCTAACTCCCAGGCAGATTTATTTTTGCAGAATTGTCTGGAAGTTTTCCAATCCCCAACTTCTGGACCCCAATATACGCAAACGAAGCCTAACTGAGGGTAGACGAGCGTAAGGGATGGCATTATTCCATCATTTGTCATGCACCATTTCCATTTCCCCTCAATCACATAAGGGTGGTCTTGGGGCAGTATTTTTGTTATTTTAAGAATAAATTTTTGGGTACGGTCGATATGTTCTTTTTTTATTTTTGAGCCGCCCAAAAGTTTCAGGTGTACTATGTCCGAAAGATATATCATCAATCGCTTTAACACTGGACATTTCCCCGGTTGCCGATGATCAACCATTTCTAAGGATTACCGCCTTTCTCGGGTCCTGGTTTTGTATGTGTCTTGGTGTATTTAACTTGCTCTTTCGCCCATTCGATGGTTCGTTCATCAAGCTCACCAGTGCTTGACACCACCTCAAGAAGCTCAAGTATCTTATCCAGAAGCACAAGTTGTTTTTCTACAGTAACTCTTGACACCGCAAAATCCATCAAATTCTCACGCGCAAGATATTTTTTAGTTAACCCGTTTTCGTGCTCATAAAGAACATTCAAATACTTCGACCGTACCCCATAGAGTTCATCCTCTATCAATCGGATAAACTCATCAAACGCCCCGCAATAGTTTTCATTACTCAAATCAAACAACTCATCCAGCATATCAGCAAACGGGGCGACTAACTTTGATTCCAACATTCCAAAATGCTTATACAGTTCATAGAGGAGTTGTCTGGTTGCCAAATCCTCAAGTCTGTTAGTAAGCCGTCTGGTTAAATCTTCTATCTTTCCAATCCGAGATATAATATACAGTTTTAGAACCGCGCGCAGGGAAGTAATAGTTTTCCTTATATCCTCCAGTTTCTGGGAGTTATTAACAATAGAGTTTGCTTTTGGTATTCCAGCACCCGGATTTTTGGAGGTGACCCATAATAATAGATTCTGGGCCATACATATCTCAAGTTTTTTCTTTGAGTCCTGAAATATACGCTCCAGTTTCTTTCTATACTCTGACGCCTTCTTAGTTTCACTCTTTGCAAGATCTAAAAGTTCTGTACTCAGTTTGTTTTCTTCTGTGTTACTGGCTTTATTGGAGTCATCTTCTTTTGGAACAAGTTCTACGAAATTAAGTGTATGCAGCAACTCATTCCTTATCTGACGGATTATGGGCAGGGCTATCGCTTCTATGTTTCCAGTGTCCCTGTAGTGTGCCGAGGTCCACGCAGTAGCATAATCAGAGTACGCAGGATTTCCGGTAGATAGAGCAGCAGATAGAATAGTAGGAGTTATCAGACTAATCCCGCCGGTTTCTTCCGGATCAACCTCAGCAGGGGGAACGTTTGCCTCTATCCTATCAATCAGCGTGTCATACTCTTCTATCTCATCCTGTATATTCCCCGCAAGAGATATCTGCTCAGATGTACCCGTATCCAATACTGCCTGTGAATCAGATACAATCACTTCTTCAGGCAGCGCCTGATCTATCTCTTCTTTTAATACCGGCTTTTTAATAAGTCGTTCTAACATACTTTAAAACCTTGACCGACCCGGTACTTTGTGCATCAATGTACCCCTTTGTAATCCTTTAGTGAACATTCTATCAACAAACACAGAGTTCTTTGAAGAGAATAATCTCTTATCTTCCTCTTTAGCCCGCTTTGATTTTACTGGTATAGGCTGGGGCCTGATTACAACTTTAGTTGCTGGTTTAAACTTTAGCCTATCATAGAAGTGGGTATGCATTCCATATAGTGCCAGCCCAACGGCGTCTATGATATGCTCATTCTTACGGGTGGTTTGTATCCTGTCTGAGGATAGTCCTACGATTTTATACCCGCGTAATTGCTTATCAAACCTACTATCCTTGTCGCTGAACTGGAACAACCCATCTTCTAACATTCTTGAGATGGTGTTAATCATAACCGACTTGAACTGTTTCTTAATCTCTTTACCGGTTATGGGATCCTGTATAGAAACATCCTGTCCAAATTGGATACCTATTACCTTTTCATGTAACTTTGAACTCGGATTTTCTTTTCCATACAACTTCAACAACTCAATCTGTGCTTCCCCATACCCCCTATCGACATATATAAAATCGGGTTTAACAAGTTCATTCAATCCGATTATTCTATTAACCGCGTTTGTAAGAGTATACTGCCCGCGCGGAATCTCTTCTCGGTAGATTAGTCTTACATTATTAGTTCCTGGAATAGCCTCTACCAGCGCAATAGTAACTCCGCAACTATGCTTATCCCAGTCTACTCCTATAATCTTTTTAGTAGAATCCGCGAGCCCATCCAATGAATAAGTATAACGACCCTTTGCTTTATCAATATCACTATTACGAAATACATTATCCCCAATGTCCGGAAACTCTGCAAGGTCTTCTACTATCCACTCCATTTCAGTATGGAGGGACTTAATCATAGCAAGGCGCTCGGGGGTTATCTCTGGTATCTCAGTAATAGGAATATGTATCTGTTCCCACTGGGAATCTGGTGCCGTACACCAGGTATAGTAGCGATTATGATCGGCAGTTGGCGTGGACGCGGCATAAATTAGGACTTCATCTTTATAAATGTCGTTGGTTACAATAGGAAGAATCTGTCCGAAGTCACTATCTTTGAGATACGCAGCCTCGTCTAATATGATTAAGTCCCCACCCTTACCACGAATACCGCTGGTATTACGGCTTGATGCTGCGCCGGTAGTTTTACCTTTGATAACAGAGTTGTTCTTAAACTTTATCCTATGAGGACTTTTTGTATTCTCTTTAATCTCGCAGGCTAGTTCGGGATTTACACTCAAAAAGTTTCGGATGTAATCAAAGAACTCAGCAACATGTCCTTCTTCTGGGGCCAGAATTAGAATGGTGTAATTACTATGGACCGCCATTGCCCAGAGACAAAGAACAGATAGAGAGTAACTTTTACCTTGCCGCCGGGGTACACGAATAACTACCCACGGTCCTTTCGCAGTCAGGATTTGCTGCTCGACATAGTTCGCCTTAAACAGTTTATCGGTATTGGGGTCATGTAGAAACGCTTCAGCCCACCTCAGCGGGCTGCTAAGTATATCTATAATCTCAGATACGTCTTCTACATCCAGATTTTTTAGTCCGAGGATTTTGGATATTTCCAGCATATCCTCAGGGGTAAGGTTGTCTATGTCTAGCATTTAGTTACTTAATGACTATCTCGTTTTGTTTCAGGAATTCGTTGGCTACTGTCTTGTCTATGTACTGTGCCAGCCCGGTTACTGTTGCGGCGGTGGCTGACATAACCGCGAGTCCAAGGCCCTCTTTAGTTACAGGACCTGCCTGACTCAACGCGGCAAGCGCAGGACCGAATACGCCAAGAAAAGTCCCGACTGCCCAGAGTACTCCTTTAAGGAAAACTCGTTTCATTTTCTTATATTCTCCCTCTACTATGATTATAGTAGATTACCGTCTCCCGTACCTCGCATTTAGCGAAGCGGCTTCGCTACCGATTAGTGAGCGAACGCCTGTTATAGTTTGCATTCCTCTCTGTTGAGATGCTGCCGCCCAATCTGACATCTGAAAAGAGTGGGAAAACGGAGTGGCGGCCTGCCTTATCCACCGGTTCCTTGCGCCTGTAGCAGTTAGAATACCTGAAGTAATCGGGGCAGCAGCGCTAAGAACACCCAACCAAACCATACCTCTTAACTGTTTGAACCCGCCCCAGCCAATCATAGCAACGTTCTGCCAGTTATAGGCTACGGCTGATTTAGTACCAGCCCATAGTTTAGATTTGTGCTCCTGCTCAGCGGTCTTCATGTCATTCAAAACAGAAGGAACGCTAAACGCGGCTACACCTGCTACTATACCTAAACTTCTAAACGCGCCTATTCCAGCCATGTCTTATTTACCTATTATTATAATACGAAGAAAGTACATACTCACCGGTGGCCCCATAGTCCATAGATTTATCGCTCAGGTCAACTACTGGAATGCTTGGGTCCTGGTGGTACGCGGCTGCTGAGGCAGCAGAAACTCCGGCATACAGATAGGCTCCAGCGTATAATTTCTTTCTTAGTGACTCGTTGAAGGTTATTATCCTTGGTGGGACTGGAGACTTCTTATATCTTTCTGATGGTTTCAGTTGAGACCATGTATTGTACTCTGCCTGCCTGTCTATTGTAGGACCAAAGATACCAAATTTCTTACGCGGTTTTAATGTACCAGCCCTGCCAGCGTTTCTCCACTTTATAAACTCACGATTTGCCTTTTCATAAAACAGTGGCTTACCGCCGAGTAGTACATCATCAGTTACAGTTCTCGCATACCCAGCAAATCCCATACCTAAATTAGAGGCCCTTTGTCCAAGGTTAGATGCAGCACCAGGCGCGGCTTGGGAAACAGCCGCTGCAGTTCTACTAATGAATTGTCCTAGTCGTTGAAGTAGTGGAGACACTTATGTCCCCCACCCGGGGTACATGTACCAATGCGTCGAGGGGGGAACGTCCCCACTTTTCTTTAACGGACTCATACTTCTCTTTAACGCATCCACCCCACTCTTAGCAACAAACTTATGTGCTTCTGGGAACTTACTATACAACCCACGGCCATACCTAAACGCGCCTACACCCGCTCTTCCATATACAGAACCAAACATAGCGCCTTTAGCACCACCCCATATTGTACCTTCTCTACGATAACCACTATACCCGCCGTATATACCACCGGCAAGAGTAGCCGTAGCAGCACCTGGTCCACGCATAATGCCCCACTTGGACATACCTAAGATCATCTTGGCTGGTGTAGCCTTGCTAAAAAACCCACCTGCACTATCCCAATTGTTAAGTGTTCTAGCGTAATTAGCGGCTAACATACCTGTCAGTGATGCCATATCTCTACCTCCTACTTACTCTTCTTAGTGTCTGTAGGCACGTAGCCGGGGACACTGGTAAGTGCTGGGTCTATCTTTACATTAACCGGTCTGGTTGGTTTGATAGTACTGGGCACCTGGTTTGATGGTAGCCCTGCTGGTTTTACCCACGGTTTTCTCATATTAATTCACCTCTTGTTTCTTACTCTTTTTCTTTTTACTGCCGCACTTACTCATAATAATAGTTCATCTCCTACCAGTTCCTCTTCAAATCTTGGGAGCTGGTCACTCTCTTCCTGTCTCTTCTTTCTGGCCGCCTCGATTATTGCTCCGAGGTTTTGAAGCATACCCTGTGGTTTGGCTGTTGTGTTTAGTTTAGCATCCCTGGAAGCCAGTAGTCGTTGATATATTTTATCCATATCCTGTCTGAGCATCTTCTGCTGGTGGACTAAGGCATGTGGCGCCCGAGCATTATGGGATAAACTGGTCCTGGCATCCACCCCAGCAACTGTTACTTCAAACGGGTCCTCTTTTTGTAAGAATTTATCGCATCTGTTAATCATAATCTGCAATCTGACAAGGTCGTTAATCATCTGCAAGTCAGTAAAATCTGTGGGTTTTACTCCCAGATCTGTCACATACCCTGAAAAATATCTGAAGGCATCTACACACTCTATGGGGCAAGGGTTACCCAGTGCTCTGCTAACTACGTCATGCTTAACCAGCGGACAACTATCGGCAAATACACAATCTTCACCCTTACATTCAATAGGTAGAGTAGTAGAGATAGTAAGCTGGGGTTCTACCGCCCGAAGTTCTTTGACTGTCCATGGTAAGTATTTAGACTTTTGCAGTGGGGTCATTCCAGATTCTGGGATGCGGAAATGTGGGCTACCGTCAAATACTTTCTTGAGGTACCCCCTCCAACATATTACCAGCGGCTTTTTCATTAGCCGCTCTTTTGCGCGTTCTACCGCTATATCAAATGATTCTGCCATGTTTTAACCTATTATGTTCCAGTTTGTTCCGTCGCTCATTACTTTAACAAGTTCATACTGAGTAGTTAGTTCTTTTGTTGCCGCCCCGTCTATTGTTTCCGCACCTGGTGGTATTGCTACTACTAAATCAGTTCCGCGCCGTTTTATTGTAAAAGTCTTACCAGAGCAACCGGCGGCGGCTGGAAGAGTTATCTCAGCATACCCATCAGCAAAGATTACGTCGCTACTCCCAATACTTAAAGTTACAAACCCTGAAGTACCTGCAGTACAGGCTATAGTAAACCTGTGACTTTCGCCGCTGGATGCTATGGTGGAGGTTATTAACCCGAAGGTCTTAATAGCATTACCAAGGGCTATCTGATAACTTCCATCCCCGGTATGCCCGGATACTGCAATAGTCGGCGAAGCATTAGATCCGAGGAACCCTATCATACCAGCGGTTCCGCTGGCCTCTCCTCTTAATATCTCTCTACCGGTAGATGAAGAAGCCGCATCGTGTGCGTGCATTCTCCAGCGGCTTTTATAAGAAGCAGTATTAGCGTCGACCCAGGTGTTTCTGATAAAGAATTGTCTACCAGTACCACCACCAGTAAGTACGGCATTAAATACGACGCTGGTACCAAACCCGGCGGCAGGGGTAATGACCCCATTTCCAAGGTTTGATAATATAAGAGCAGAAGGGTCTGCAGTAGCACTGGAACCAAGTATTGATCCGTAGATCGGGGTACCGGTTCTGGTTTGCGCCCAGAGGGCATAACTACTACCGGACTCAAAGAAACCTGCAGTCTGACTGTTTAAGGCGTTATTACTACCCACGCGCAGTTTGTAGAGGCTATCTCCGGATGTTGCAGCCGACCAAAGAAGGTAAAGATAAGTCATATCTTCAGTAGAATCGACAAGAAGTCCAAGGTCCTCCAGCCCTGAAAGCAGGGAAGATACCCCCGTTCCGAGGGTGTATCCAGAGACTGTAGGCTTGGTGGTCGGGGTGTTTCCGAAGAATCCTAGAGTAGACTCCCCTTCAAATCCGGTGTTACCGAGTTGAAGAGAAGTGAATGTACCGCTGCCGCCATAGGTAATAAATCTGAATCTACCGCGCTTGTTTTCCAGGGTCACATCATCAGAAGTACAGTAGATAAGTCCCATAGCCCCGAGACTTGCAGTATCCTGTAATGCGCTTCTAAACGAGATAGCAGAACCAAAAGAACCGGCGGTTGGGTTCATTCCACCAGATAGTGCGTGGGCTACTGTGAGTACTGTGTTGTGACTGTTGGGAGACAGGTTAGTTACGGTGGAGGAGATTGGTGTACCGGTAAACGTTCCCACGTACAAGCCAGTACCAGTTCCGGTGTAGACTGAAAGTGCAGTAGAAGCAAGTGTAGCACTTAACTCGCCCACCTGCATAATGCCACTACTACCTATCTCCGCTTCAGTTTTGTACGCATCATACATAACATGCAGTCCATAGTTGACTGCGTTGTATGTGTTGAACCCGATTCTTCCATTAGTAATAGGTCTGAATATACCGGAGGATATTTCTACCGTATTCATCCTATCGGCATACCATATCTGGTTATATGTTCCAGCGTTATGAAAGATTATGTTGCTGGTAGAATGCACATGATGGACGGTACAAAAAGAACTGGAAGAACCAAGTATCCCGTATGCAGGGTAGTGCGCACCACTACCTATGACAAACTCGAATCTGCACTGGTTAAAGATGACGTTGTTTACATTTACATTAAACGCATAACCAGTAGTTGCCACGCTGTAGTAATCAAACCCACCCTCAAAGGCACAGTAATCAAAGTGAAAAGTTCCGTAAGCAGAACTGGCTTCTGGAAACCAGACATGCCCGTAGTGATCGTATGTGGCTATCTCTACTGTTCCGCTATTCCACGACCCGCCAATGAATAGTTGCTGGGTAACATACCCACCAGCGCCAGATCGTTTAAGGGACAAACCATACTGATTACCGCGTATACGGTTCAACGTAAATCTATTGTATGTGTTACCTTTATTATACCCGTTAAGTATAAATCCCGACTTGAAACTGGTGACTGAAAAGTCCTGGACCTGGCAGGCAAAGATGTTAACAAACTCTACACCCGATGAAGCAACGCTCCAGTTTCGGGTTTCTTTATAAACATCCAGCCCCACAAAGAAACATCTATCAATAACTGCACCAGTGGCGCCAATAGTTACAGCAGTAACCGGATCATCCGCGCAATAGTATAAAATAGACCCTTCTGCTAGTATATTAAACGGCGTACTGTTAGTAACCCAAACTAATGGTTGGGTAAACTTATAAATTCCTGGGGGTATGCGTAATATGTTTCGCTCCCCGGAAGCGACCATAACGTCAAATGTGTGCTGAAGTGCAACCGTATCATCTGTTACACCATCGCCAGAAGCGCCATAAGTTTTGACATTAAACTCATAGAAACCACTTACAGGAATAGATAGACTGTCTATCGAGGAATTGATAGCAGATGCAATGGCTACTCCTGTTTGATTTCTATTCAGTCCGGTGGCATGTACCGAAAACGGGCGGGCGAGATGTCTTAAATCTGCCTGCGAGTCTGGCGGAACATATTGAGTTCGCATGTTGTTACACTTCCCCCATAGTTAAGAGGGGAGAACCTGGGGCATGGTTTTTGTAATTTTCAAGAAGTTTAATTTTGGCTGTCTCTTGGTGCTCTGGTAGCAGGTAAGGCATAAACCACTTGACCTGTGCTTTGTAGAAGTTGTCCCGCACCTTTCGCAGCAATCAAAGTATCTGGCCCACCTGGTTCTGGGTTGGTATTTTATCTTAGTCTTGTACTTCTTCTTTATGTAGCACGCGGTGCAAAGTCCGTGGCCGACATGTCTGTATCTTGTTGATTTGCATTTTATACATTTGCTGTATTTTCTGGCCCAGTTTTTGTTTACGCGGGTATTATGTTTAGAATAATATTCGGTGTTGTAACAACTCTTACATAACCCACGCGCGTAATATGGTGCCCCGCAAATTCTACACCTACTTCGGGACTTTAACGAATTGGCGGAGTCTTCCAAGATCGTAATCAAACCTCCTGACGGTTGTGACGTTTATGGGGGTACGTGCGACTATATCTGCTTTATACTCCGGGTAGTTTTCACGTAGCATCCCTGCCAGGTCTTTCTTTGTTTTTACTACCTCCGGCCCATGTTTAATATCTTCAGGCGAAACATCAATCAGTGCGCAGGATTTTATAGCGGCTACTTCCCCAAGTCCAAATGCCTTGAGTACCCCCTCCCCACTGGCGAGGCATATCTGAATCACGTCATGCAGTTTTATATCTACCTTATCTCTATCATAGTCTGGGATACTAAAGACGGTATGGAGTTCGTTAGCAGTTAATTTGTCCAGACAGATTTCAGGAAGAACCAGCTTCTTCATCGCATCTCTAGTCATAGTTAAACCTCCTGGATTACAAAATATGCAGCTTTGGTAGTGGTACCACGAACTTTGTACCGGTACTCCTGAGTTCCTTCTCTCTTGCTATAATATTGTTTGAAAATGTCCACGGAAGAATTAGAGCGTATTCGGGTTTAATCTTTCTAAGCTCTTCTTCACTTATAATTGGAATCCACGTACCGGCTGTTAATAGCCCGTGTTTTTGTGGTTGTCTATCAGCAATTGCTGGCATAATTTCGGGGGTTACTCCACAATACTGCAGAAGAGTATTGCCTTTAGTAGATGCACCTAATCCGTAAACTTTACCAGCATTCTGGGATAAGAACTGTACCAGCTCTTCTCTGGACTGTTTAACATTACCAGCAAAGTAGTTATCATAAATCAAGCCATTCTCATACTGGTTATTCATCTCATACGCGGCAAGGGAGTCTATGCGTAAATTACCAAGTACTAACTCATGTCCAGGTACATTCGGTCGGTTCTTTGTAAAGTATAGTCTAAACGATCCGCAGTTGACGTTATTAAGCTCTACGTCTACAAGTCTGAACCTATTATCAATTGCTTTGATAATAGAGCTAAGTGTATAGTACATAATATGCTCGTGGCCAAGATTATCCCAGGCATTTTGTTTTACCATTAGCGGGGTGTATGATAGTTGTACAATCCACACCCCATCATCGCTCAAAATATCATAAATATCTTCAGTAAACTTTAGCGGAGATTCTATATCATAGAACATTGCTATAGAGGTAATTACCTTATACTCGGTATCTGGTACAGAATACTTACTAAAGAAGTTTCTGATCAGTACATTTGGCTCCGGTACATTCTTAGGTGCCTCTTCTACTATGAGTTGCGATGGATCTATGCCAACTTTAACGACATCTCTTGGAAAGAAGCTGAGCATTGTTCCGTCATTAGCGCCGATATCCAATACATAATCTCGTGGGTTCAGTGTCACCCACTTCTCAGCGGATTCTACAACGTCTTGTAAATCCTGTCGCATTTGCTCATTAGTACCGGAACGGTACCAGTAGTGGCGGTACATCTTTTCTGGGGAGTAGCTGTCTGCTAATTGTGTAAGTCCACACGCTGGACATCTTCCAAGCATAACTGGAAATTGTTCACCAGCACCAACCCTATCTACAAAATCTGAAACAAAGAGATTACCCATATCTACTACCGGGATAAGCTCAGTATTATCTAACCTGCATTTGTTATTCATCTCTAAGTAATCCGTGCCTTTCTGCAAACTGTACTTGATACGATAGTGGGCTTCTTCCGCAGGTTACGGTATCAATATCTAAATTAGGCCAGTTGCACTTGTGATACAGTTCGGCGCACTCAGCGATAACAAGACCTAACTCTCCTGCCCACCCTGTCATAGATACCTCTAGTGGAAATGCATATTCCTTCTTTAGTAATCCGGCGCACCTTTTCAGATTAAATGCCATTATCTCAGTATGGCACCCATTAGCGGTAGACCAACCGGTACTACAAAGTATATCAGCAGTGTTTAATCCAGCAGTAACCGCATCAATAAATGGGACCCCTACAAGATTATTCTGCCCTACAAACACACCAACTTCAAAGTTACGGTTTATTGCTATGTTTATTAGCTGCCTTATTGCTTTCCAACAGTTACTGTAATGGCCCTCAGTACCGCGCCCATGTGGTAACGGATTAACAAGGTTCACTACTTCAACACCTCTATGAGGTTGGCGTACCTCACCACCATTATCACAAACCAATATAGGAATACCTGGAGCGCATAGTTCCAGTGCGTGCCTCCATAACGGGCAGAAAACTTCTCTGTACCCCCACGTATACAACTCTGACTCTCTGTACCACTGAGATAGGATTATTGTATTATCCACGATTCACCAACTCAATAGTATTATTTAAAACACCGGTAGAATCACCGACAACTACCAGCCTTTCTACTTCTGGGAAGGAGATTTTATTTCCCTTGTCTCGTATAAAATCAGTATCCATTATTACGACTTGTGGCCCTTTCATGCAGTTCATTAGCGCCCACATACTACCATAGGTACCTACTAAAACGCACTCTTCAAGTACCTTAGCTGTAACGTTCCAATCGCCACTATCCGATATAGGAACAACCCAATTACCATACCGCGCTATTATAGCAGTATACTGTGGGCGGTCAAATCTGATACCAAGTAAAAAGCAGGTAGTAAACATATCCCTGAGATTATCAAATAGTGGGGCAACAGTTTGAAAACTTGTGCTATTACGCATCTCACAACTAGCATCAAAATGCACTGCTAAATTCTTAGTTGATTTATGCGTATGTTTTGTCAGGCATGGCTCAGTAAGAAGACTATCAATATTTATAGGGGTTTCAGAAGTCTCTAAACACTCCAGTGTGTTATTAATTCTTGGGTATGGGTACCGCCTGTATCCAAGATGGTATACGTGCGTATACTGTGTTCGCCACTCAGCGTCTCTCCCAAAATCCCACGGCTGTCCACCAAGCGGAAGGCCTGTAATCCCTGGAGAAGTAAATACGTTATCTACCCACGGCTCATCGGTTAGCAGACTTAACAGGGTTTTGGAACCTTCCCACAGAGCAATATCGATTTTTATACTGCGTTGTTTCGCATACTGATATGCAATAGGAAATCGAAATAGATCGTCGCCTATTTGACCTGGGCAGGTGAATAGTACGTTGGGCACAGTTTAGTATTCCTCTCTAATCTTTCTATTCCATAGATAGATACGCGTGATCCTCTGTGGAACTTATCCTGATTTACCAATGAACCCGGGGCTCCAGTATTGTCCATGCCCCGCCACAAAATCAAAATAGTAGTTACTGAGTCCTTTATTGGGCCACTCAAAATCTACTTTGGGAAAGGGCTTAAATACAGTATCGATATGCTTTGCATTTAATACCATTGCCTCATTACGACAAGGAGCCAAATCGGTTAAATAGCTTGTCGGAGATCGTATCATCCTATCTATATCAATAAACCTGTTCATATAAAACTGACCGATGTACGTCTCGCTTCGTACTACTACGGTATAGTCTGCAGGAGCAGCAATGGTATCCAATGGAATGTCAAACAATAGTAGAATATCTTCCGTCTTCCCCATAAATAAATGATCTCGCGGATGAAATGGAAATGTGGAATAGTTTCCAAGCGTATATATTGGATTTAAGGACTTCCCATTTCTACCGGTGGTAGGCAGTTGCTTGTTATCCATATACCATGAAATCATATTATTCAAGGTGTAAGCAGTAAATACCTGATCGCTTCGCATTTTAATGGTTATGGGATTGGTTGCTTGCTGTACACCTGCCAGAGATTTTGCTATCTGTCTATTTCTATTACCTACTCCTGGAAATAGGTTACTTTCATCAATGCGAATCTGGCGAGCATCTGCAGGTAAAACGACTGACCTATCCGTGGTTGAGGTAACTACAAGAATCTCAGATATTACGGCTACATTGGAGAGATGGTTAAGGATAGCTTCGGTTTGCGGATACGGTTGTCCCTGTACTATTGCGGTAATCATGACCAACTCACCTATACTAAGCTGGTAGTGTATAGGATTATCTTTGTGCGGTAATAATAACCATTATACATTATATTAAGTTTACCATTTGCGTTTATTACCAGTGTTCCTAATTCATGTGGGTGCATACGAAAAACTTAATGTGTCAGTAAAACCCCCGGTGTGATAACTACTGGACAACTTTAATCATTGCAGTCCAAATACTCCCAGAGGTTACCATCACGGGGGATGGGTATTGCGACACAGCTTGGATATGGATTACTCGTTGCAAAATCGTTGACCAATATCCTTTCAGCATGTGTACAACCATATACCACCACGGGGTGTTTAAACCCAATAGTAGTTAAGAACGTTTCTGTTACATCTTTTAATTCCTGCGGACGTGCTGTTGTGAATACAATTTTTGCCCCGTTACGCTCAAGATCTTGTAGAATCTGTACGTTTTTTTCCAGGACTATAGGTGGAGCATCCCACGTAGCTTTACCGTACTTACCACGATTTACTACAACAACCCCATCGATATCTACGAAAAATGTACGGTGCTTCTTTTTGTACTTATTCCATCTGGCTAATGTACCCCAATCCTCATACTCACTACATTTAATAAAATGAACACGATCTAAATCAGCAACAGTCGAAATCATATTGCTAAGGTACAGGTTCTCACAGTCTATGTATGTCTGAAAAAATCTATCCACAGATGCAAATCCATAGACACCGGTACAAATAATAGAAGATACAACTCTCCTTTCAATTACTTTCTTAACGATACTAGTGTCGTTATGTAATACGATATAGCTTTTATTCAATACCTCTGGGTCAGGCAGCTCGTGCATATCCACCCCAACAACAAAAGAAGCTTCTTTTGTAGGCTTCTGGTACACTACATAACTATCAACATCATGTACTACAATTCCGCCTGTTATGCTCATTACCTCGATGGTTTTCATAATTGTTTCCGGCTCATGTTTTGTTGGGCCGTCAAGTAAGCACACCTCAAAACTGTACTGATGTTGCAGCTGTTGTAAAATCAACAACGCGTCATGCTTTTCCTGTGCTCTTGTTATTGTAACAACTACTCTGTCGTATTTATTATGTTCTTCTGCCTGTAAGATCTTTTCAACCATTAATGCGCCATCAGGATGGGTAAGTAAAAACTTGGGGCGCATATTTGGGAATCGCGTGGACTGCCCCGCACACGGAATAACTAAAGTAGTCATCCTATACCCCACAGCCTCAGCGTACCAATGAGCCAGGTTTCAGTAGTTCCGTCCTTTATATAAGGCAGAATTCTAAGTGTATTAAACCACAGTATTTGATCAAGCAGCTCACTATACCCCATAGCCTGCCGACGTAGCAAGGCTGATAGCGCCTTTAGAAGCATCGGATCAGGTATACCATCAAATCTGTATGACCAGAATAGCTCGGTATCCTGTAGCAATTTTGCAATATCTATTATAAAGCTATTTATAGCGGTGTCCAGAAAGTCGATAACCACAGGCCCATCTTTAGTATCAAGTATATTTTCAAGTGTCAGGTCACCGTGTGATATACCTGTGGGAAACTGTGTCCAATCCGCGTCTAATATACGTTCCGCAAGTGTAATAACTGCTTTACTTTGGGTTTTGCTTACTATTGATTCCACTTTTTCTATTACAATATCTGTTACGTTACATAGTACTACCGACTCAGCAGGGGGGATGATACTACACAATGTATCAAAAGCTGTGTTTAGTGAGTAATCAAATATACTACGCGAAAACCTTTTGCCACTAATCCTCTCCATATCCATATAAGCTAATGTACGTATAATACCGGTTCCAAATACTTCTGGAACTTTGTACATCGTCCATGATTTTTGCTTATTCATCTGGGCCAGTAGCCTGTGGTTATATTCTATGGATGGGGATATTTTCCTTACATGTCCAGGAAAAACCTCTATGGTGCATCCACTTCCACCGGATATCTTATATAATGGAGTCAAGCATATACTCCGTATCCAGATAGACCCGATCAGCAGTCCAGCTGTCCGCAATTTCTTTTACACGCAAAGGGCCGGTAATTAAAGCCTCACGTAGCGACACATCAGGCCAGACACATACCTTATCGGTGATATGTCTGAACATTTTAGACCTGGAGATCAGGAGTGGGCGTCTGGCCGCAAGACAGTACTCGGCAGCACCGCTAACCCCTCTACCAGCATGCTCACCATAAAATAGACAGTTCAGGTGGTTCTCAGCCAACCTTCTTACCAGGTCACTGCTGGGCAGGTAGTCGTGCGTAATTTCTGGTTTAATCCCTACCTCGACGCACCGATTTGCGTACCACTCACTCCAGGTCTTTGCCCTGTAACCGTCAGCATCCCCATAAGTTGCAAAGGGAATATGTAGCCTGAACGTAGCACCCGGAAACTCCTTCGCAACCTCCTCCAACACTATCTCGTAACCCTTACCATCAGTTGCAAATCCAAATGTACCAACTATAGTTTCAGAGTCCGTTGCTGGTGGTTGGTACGGTATACCGCAGTCTGCAGGAATTTCAGGGACAGTTTTAAATACTCGTATATTATCCGCAGGATATGTCGGATCTATCGTAAGGTAGTGAGAGAAGGACGGTTCAAATGGGTAGCCTTCATGTATCTCATGAACTATGCTGATGTACGGACGACCTGGGAGCAGTGTCTTTATGTGCTCTACCTTATGAAGTGGTAGTGTGGTATTTCTATAATTGAATATTACAGCTCGTGGATTTGGACAGCCCAATACGCAATGCGGATCACCGACTTCTACATAATGGAAGGCGTACCTGGAACTCTTTTGCAGTGCGGTACAAAATCGTCTTCCCATCTGCCATACACCGCACTGTGATTCGGGGTGGTTTACAAAAAGTATGTTACTCATATTGCATTGCACACCTTTAATTCATTCTGTACTATAAGTGGGACCCACTCTTCAAAAAGGGTATCTACTTTGAACCCAAGCTTATTTTTTGCCTTTGTAGTATCCAGAGCAATTGGGATTATCCCGGTGGAAGCATTAACATTATCCACAGAGTACGAGACATATCCTTTCCAATCAAGCCCAACACTGGAAAAAGCAAGCTCTACAAGATCTTTAACGGTATGATCCATTCCTGTAGCAATGATATAATCATCAGAAGGGGACACCTGTAACATTCGGTGGTAGTACTTAACATAATCTGGTGCCCAGCCCCAGTC